GCCACCGTAACGGCGCTCAGATTTCAGACCAAATCATGACGAACCGGCTTTACGCCGACTTCCTCTATGGTGATGGCCGTTACGTATCGACATCATATAACCAGCTAACGAGCGACCAAGACCAGACCGCTGCGAGTGTGGCCGTTGCTTATGCACTTACTCTTAACGGTGACGAGTTTCCCAACGGCATCTCCATCGTCAGTAGTTCACGCATAACCTTTGCGCAGCAGGGCATCTATAATGTGTCCTATAGCATCCAGTTCAAGAACACGACCAACGACCAGCAGGACATCGACATTTGGCTGCGGTACAACGGGACTGACATCGCCAATTCTAACAGTCGGTTTACCATACCGTCGCGTAAATCTGCGGGGGACCCGTCGCATCTTATTGCCGTAACACCTATCGTGGTCGATATTCCTGCGGACAATGGCTATATCGAAATTATGTGGCGCGTCGAGAATACAGGCGTGTCGATTGAGCACTTTCCTGCGGTCGCTGCCAGCCCCGGTGTAACCCCTGCAATCCCAGCTACACCATCTGCGATTATAGGTATTACGCATGTTTCGGCACAATTTCCGCCGGTAACACGAGTAGCACCACTTCCGGTCTTTGGTTTTGGTGAAATTGGCGCTATAAGCGTAATCACAAGATAGGATACGAGATGACGGACACGCGCACCATGCCACCGATTATTAACTCAGCGTCGAATGCTTCAGTAACAGGGTCTGCTCCCCAGCTTGGTGCTATGGTTCCCGGCACTACTGGCGGTATGCCTGCGGTTGGTGGTCTGTCCGTAACTCAGAACCCTATGGCTAAGCAGCTACAGAGCTACGGTCGTGGCGACGACAAGATGCTCGTGCATATGACCCCCGGTGAAGTCAACGGGCTGCAGCAGCTAGCTATGGCGCATGGCGGCTCTCTTACAATCAACCCACATACTGGTCTGCCCGAAGCTGGCTGGCTCGGTAAACTTCTTCCAACACTTATCGGCTTCGGTCTTGCTGCTACTGGTGTCGGTGCCCCACTCGCTGCTGGTATGGTAGCCGCAGGACAGACTGCACTTACTGGAGACTTGAGCAAAGGTCTTATGGCTGGCCTCGGTGCCTTCGGTGGTGCTGGTCTTGCTGGCGCTGTTGGTGCTGGCGGCTCTATTCTTGGCGGTAATGCCGCTGGCTTGTTGGGTGATAGTGCCGGAATGTTCGGGGCCAATATGGGTGCCGGTACTGTTGCACCTACCCTTACCAGTGCCGCAGGCGCAGTGAGCAGCCCAGCCTTAGCTGTCACTAATGGTGCTATTGGGTCGGGTACTAATATCGCTGGCCTAGCGTCGAATGCTGCTACTACCGCTGGCACCACTGCTCCAGCTGCTGGTGGTTTGCTCTCCAAGTTCGGGCAAAGTGTAACTCAGGGGCTACCTGCTGGCACTCCCGGCATGATAACTAAAGCTGCGCCTATGCTGGCTGGTACAGGATTGCTTAGCTCTGTGTCAGGCGCGATGCAGCCGAAGATGCCCACTTACAACGAAGAGGACGAATATAAGTCCAACTATAATGGCCCGTATGTGCCCGGTAAGCGTGAGCTGTCTTTCCAATCTCCAGCGCAGATGCAGGCTTCTGGCGGCGCGGAGCATAAGTACTTTACTCCATCTAACCCACCGCCTCGTTCAGTAAATGAGCTAACCCCCGAAGAGCGGGCCCAGTATGGGTTTGCCGAGGGCGGTCTTGCATCACTGCCAGCATCCAATGATTTTCAGTCTATGGTGAACTATTTTAGTGCAAATAGTCCCGGTGCTATAACTGCGTCGATGCGGCCTGATTACGCTGGCCTTCCCCCTTCCGGGGCCGGGGAGATAATGAGCTTTAACCGCCCTTCCACAAATCTAATCCCTAACCCTAACCCAATAGCGGGTGGCGGTGGTGGCGGTAACGCTACTGGTGGTTTCGGGGGGTACGATGAAGCTTTCCTCACCGGCCTATACGACCGGTTTGGGCGTATGGAAGACAGCATAATTAACCCTGACTACAGTGCGCTTGATGACCGGTTTGGACGGCTTGAAAGCCGCTTTGGTGAGCAGTTGGGGCAGATAGACTCAGGTATTGACGACCGGTTTAACCAGTACGACTCCCGGTTCAATATCATGCAGGACTCTATAACTCCGGCGCTTACCGGTATCAACGACCGGTTTGGGCAGCTTGAGAACAACTTTGCTAGCCAGTTCAACCAGCTGGACTCGGGGCTAAACAACCGGCTTGGGCAGGTTGAGACTAACTTCGCTGACCAGTTTAACAATATAGACTCTGGCCTCAATAACCGGTTTGGGCAGCTTGAGAACAACTTTGCTAGCCAGTTCAACCAGCTGGACTCGGGGCTAAACAACCGGCTTGGGCAGGTTGAGACTAACTTTGCCGACCAGTTCAACCAAATAGACTCCGGTCTAAATGACCGGTTTAACCAGATAGACTCACGGTTTAATACGCTGCCCACTACTGACTTGAGTGGGGTCTACGACCGGTTTGGGCAGCTGGAAAATAGGTTTGGTGAGCAGATAGGGCAGCTAGACTCTGAACTCGACAACCAGCTGGGGCAGATAAATTCGCGCTTCGACAGCATCCCGTCCACCGACTTGAGCGGTGTTTACTCACAGCTGGGCAATTTGGACTCACGTCTAAGCAACATGCCAGCCACTGACTTGAGTGGGGTGTACGACCAGTTGGGGCAGATAAACTCACGTTTTGAAAGTATCCCATCCACTGACCTTAGTGGGGTTTACGACCAGTTGGGAAGCCTAGACTCACGTCTGAGCAACATGCCTGCACCTGCAGCTACGGACCTAAGCGGTGTCTACGACCGTCTTGGACAAATCGACTCGCGCTTCAACAGCCTGCCCACACCTGCAGCTACCGACTTGAGCGGAGTTTACGACCGTCTTGGGCAAATCGACTCACGCTTCAATAGCCTGCCTTCACCCGCAGCTACGGACCTGAGTGGGGTCTACGACCGGTTGGGGCAGATTGACTCGCGCTTCGATGCTATACCTACACCTGCATCCACCGACCTAAGTGGGGTATACGCCCAGTTACAGCAGCTGCAGGACCAGCTTGCTGCGTCCCGGCAGGCACCTACTGACGTACCTAGTGGCATGCAGTCGTATGATAACTTCGGTGAATTTGCCCGTGGCGGTGAAGTAGACATGCGTAACGGCTCTTTTGTCGTAGACGCACGTACCGTATCGGAACTCGGTAATGGCAGCAGTAATGCAGGTATGGAGCTTCTGGCCCGCATGGGCGGACGCCCACTGCAAGGACCCGGTGACGGAGTAAGCGACTCGATACGCGCACGTATCGGTGGCAAGCAGGAAGCACGTGTCGCCCGCGACGAAGTACTGTTCACACCAGAAGCAGTTAAACGCATAGGCGGTGGTAGCGATAAGCGCGGCACTGCCAAACTATACTCCCTGATGGATAAGGCCCATAAAGCACGCAAGAAAGCGAAGCGCGGCGAAGACACTAAAGTTCGGAAAGGTCTAGCATGAGCGAGGTTCGCGTATCTGCGGTGCCGAAAGAGCTTGTGCCCAATATATGGCCGCAGGTGGAGCAGTACGTGCGGGACGCCGTTGCGCATAGCCAAGGTAAATACGAAACCGAAGACGTGCTAGCTCTCGTGCTAGAATATGATTATCCGCTATGGATTGCTTTCGATGGTGATGATATAAAGGGTGCTGTAATAACTCGGTTTATAGACTACCCACGCAAGCGGTGCCTTTCCTTAGAGATGTGCGGTGGTAAGGAAAGCGCAGTGTGGAAAAAGCCTATGTTGGATATGCTCCGTAATTGGGCTAAGGACAATAAGTGTGACGCGATAGAAGCACATGGGCGCGTAGGTTGGGAACGGGTGTTCCGGGACGAGGGGTATAAAGCAACCCTGCAGTCGTTTGAACTACCTTTGGATATACAGGAGTAAGTTATGGCTGGCGGTTCTAGCGCACCCACGAAACAAGAAGTAACTACTACTTCGAGCAACCTGCCCGAATACGCACGTCCGTATTTTGAAAGCCTCATGCAAGGCGCGCAAGGCGCGCTCAACACGCAGTATACACCGTATAGCCAGCAGCGCATCGCAGGCTACACTCCGGCCCAAGAGCAAATTCAGCAGAATGTGCTAAACATGGGTGCACCGAACCAGTACGGTACTGGCTCAGCACTTGCTTACCAAGCAGGGCTTGGTGCACTGCAGCAGAACTATAACCCGTCGCAGTTTAATGCGCAGCAGGTCAGTGGCCCACAGCTTCAGCAGTACCAGATGGGTCCTGCTATGGGAGTAGCTGCTCAGCAGCAAAACGCGCCTATGATGGGCACTGCCCAGACCGGGTATAATCCGAACCTAAATGCGTTTCAAATGGGTGGAACACGTGACGTAGGCGCGCAGCAGGTTAGCTCTTCCGACATGCAGGGAGCGCAGACGGGGTACAACCCGAGCCTAAATGCGTTCCAGTTTGGACCTACTCAGCAGGTATCAGCGCAGCAGGTTAGCGCGCCTACTATGCAGGGTGCTCAGACTTCTTTTGGCCAAGGCCCACTTGAACAGTTGCGTATGTCTGCTCCAGAGCAGTTCGGGCAGGCGCAAGCCGACCAGTATATGTCTCCCTATGTGCAAAGCGTAGTAGACACACAGAAGCGCGAAGCCATTACAGACGCGAAGAAGAGCCAGCTTGCCCAAGACCTTGGCGCTGCGCGTCAGGGCACCTATGGCGGTAGCCGTCAGCTACTTGCCGGTCTAGAGCGTGAGCGTAATCTGGGTACGCAGCTAGGTGATATCCAAGCACGTGGTTCGCAAGCGGCGTTTGAGAATGCGCAAGCTCAGTTTGAGCGTGACCGCGCAGCAGGCATGACCGCAGGTCAGACTAACTTGCAAGCAGCATTGGGTCAGCAGGAGTTGGGTCTCCAGACTGGCATGCAGGCGGCTCTGGCTAACTTGTCGAACGAGCAGCAGGCACGGGTCAACAACCAAGCAACGCAGTTCCAAGCACAGGGGATGAATGCTGATAGCGCGCTGCGCGCCGCACTTGCTAACCAAGGCGTAGATGTAACGCGGGCACAACAGAACCTACAGTCGCAGTTGGGTACTCAAGAGCTTGGCGCTAACATCGGTCTGCAGACGGCGATGCAGAACCTGTCGAACGAGCAGCAGGCGCGGGTCAATAACCAAGCGCAGCAGTTCCAAGCACAGGGGATGAACGCGGACAGCGCACTACGTGCTGCGCTTGCTAACCAAGGCGTAGACGTTACCCGTGCGCAGTCAAACCTGCAGTCACAACTAGGTACTCAGGAGCTTGGTGCTAATATCGGCATGCAGACTTCGTTGGCTAACTTGTCGGCAGCACAGCAGGCGAACGTGCAGAACCAAGCTGCTCAGTTGCAGACACAGGGGCTAAATGCTGAACAAGCGATGCGCGCAGCGCTGGCTAACCAGCAGGCTGGGTTGCAGGTAGGCTCACAGAACCTCGAAGCGCTGATGAATACGCAGCAGCTTGGCTCACAGAACTACATGCAGGCTATGCTCGCTAACCAGCAGCAAGGGCTTGAAGCGCAGCGTCTCGCAGAACAGTCGCGCCAGTTTGGTGCCTCTCAAGGTCTTGCCGGGTTACAGGCAGCAGGGCAGATGGGTCAGACCCTTGGCAACCTCGGTCAGTATCAGCAGCAGTCGGACCTCCAGCGTCTGCAAGCCCAAGCGGCGGCAGCGAGTGAGCAACGCGGTCTACAGCAGCAATACCTCGACCAAGCTTACGCAGACTTCCTGCGTCAGCGCGACTACCCAATGGAGACGCTGGGCCAGTACAGCAACTTGCTTCGCGGCATACCTGTAGGCTTGAACTCGACCCAGACATCATACGCACCGCCACCATCTATGGCTTCTCAAGTGCTCGGTACTGGTCTAGGTGCATTGGGTCTATCTAGGACGCTCGGCGGTTAAGGAGATATAAGTTGGCTAAACCATTCAGTATCCAAGCGCCGGAAAATATCGCTAAGGAATATGCCGGTAATAAGCAGAAGATTGCGCAGGCTGCGCAAATGGGTATCGTTGACCCTACTGCAGCCGTGCTTGCAGGTATGTTTATTGACCGGATGCGTTCCGCACAGGTTATGGAAGCTGCGCAGCAGCCGACTGTAGCGCAGCAGGTTCTTGGTGGTGGGCAACCACAAGGCGCTCCCCCTGCCCCACAACAGGGTATGGGTCCTCCACCCCAAGGTATGCCTATGCCGCCTCAAGGTATGGGCGCTCCGCCACAGATGCCTATGGCTCCGCCTCCTCAAGATATGGGCATGGCCCCACCTCCACAGGGTATGGCTATGGGTGGTCTAACTACCCTACCTGTGCCTGACGCTATATTCGACGAGCCTGATAACGGCAGTTATGCAGGTGGCGGTATGGTTGCGTTTGCTAGTGGCGGTAAGGGCGGCATGGCAAACCTCTATGACGACGTAGAGTATTGGGAAAGCGGTGGTAAGCAGGATGCCGTGAGCAGCGCAGGTGCGCGTGGCGTTATGCAACTTATGCCCGGCACTATGAAGGACCCCGGTTTTGGTGTGACGCCTATGCGGGACGATAGTGAAGCGGAAAACCGCCGTGCTGGTCGTGACTACCTTGATGCCATGTATCGCCGTTACGGCGATGAGGCTACTGCACTAGCTGCGTATAATTGGGGACCGGGTAACGTCGATAAGTGGCTGAAGAAGGGTGGTGACCCTAAGCAGCTGCCTGCTGAAACGAAAAAATATATTGGCAATATCCTAGGCGGTAAAGCCACACCCAAAATGCCCGAACGCGATTTTGGGACTGCTGAAGGGCGTTCTCGTTCAGTCGCAGATGAATACCAAAACCTGATGCGTCAGTTTGGTCCTACGGAAAAACAGCGGGAAGTTGAAGCTAAGCGTCTGGCCCGCGCTGAAGAGATGGCGTCCGACGAGTATTACGAAGAGCAGCGTAAGGACTCTATGTACCAGACGTTAGCAGAAATAGGCTTCAACATGGCCAGCTCTAAGTCTCCGTATCTACTGCAAGCAGTGGGTGAAGCCGCTGCCGCAGCTATGCCGGGTGCACGTGCAGATAAGAAGGAGCGCAAGGCACTTAAGGACCGCGCTCTCGATATCATGGGTCAGATGAACGACAAGACCCGTAGGGAAAACCTAGAGATACTTGGTGTCGCTGTAGATATGTCTAATACTGGCCTAAAGGCATCGCAGTTTGAACGTGAGCTTACCAGCAGGGAAAATATTGCGGCTAACGAGCTAATTGCTAGGACGATTGCTGCTACGGCTAAAGAAGGTGTCAAACCAAATAGTTTTGAAGCCTACGTGGAAACGTTCTACAAAGACTTTATAGACAAGGGATATCCAGAAAACAAAGCTAGGCAGTTTGCTTACGGCGCAGCAAAAATAGCTATGGAAAAGATAAACGCAAAATTTGGTGGCACCGGTATGGAAGGTTCGCTAAACCTAGATGGAGAAACAGGCGGCAGTGCCGGTGAAAAAGACCCATTTGAAGGTTTTTCAGCAACGCGTAACTAGGAGTACCCAAGGTGCCTTCATACACTGTAAAAGGCCCGGACGGCAGGAGCTACACTGTCAACGCTCCGAAGAATGCCACCGAGCGCGATGCTATATCATATATCGCCAAAGAGTACTACCAAGGTGGTAAGTCCAAGCAGGGTGCTAGCTCTATTGAGAAAATCCCGCTAGTCGGCGGGTTGATTGCGCCTGTTGCAGACATACCTTTGAGTGTAGCCGAAGGTTTAAGCGGTACAGTTAAGTCTATCTCAGATGTCTTTGGTGCTGATAATGCTGTGTCCGATGCAGCTGATTACGTGTCTAAAGCCGCCGCCGCCTTGAAATCTGCTGGGTCTCGTGAAGATTTAGAAATTGCCCGCAAAATCCAGAAGGACGCCGAAGGTAAGGGCGTGTGGGAAGAAGTTAAGGCTGCTGCTCGTGCGTTCACTTATGCACCTTTGGAAAACATTGCTAGCGTAGCAGGTTCAGCAGTGCCTTTTGTCGCCGCAGGTGTTGCCACTGGCGGTACCGGAGTTGTGCCTATAGCTACTATGGCCGGGCTTGGCACGGCGTCAGGCGTGGGTACCATAAAAGGTGCTGTGTACGACGCCGTATACGACGAGTTTGTAAAGAGCGGTGCGTCTGAGAAAGACGCCGAAGCCGCAGCTGAGCGGGCGCAGGAGTACGGCGGCAAGAATATGGACCAGATTGCACTTGGTGGTGCAATAGGCGCGCTCGCTTCGGCTACTGGTTTTGCTCCACAGATTGCCCGTACCATAGGTGCAAACGCCGCTAAGAATGTTGCCGCTAAGGTGGCAGCGCGTGAAGCCGTAGAAGTCGGCGCAAGGCGCAGTGTATTAGGCGGAGCCGCTAAAGGTGCGGTAACGGAAGCTGTACCGGAAGCTGTACAAGGTGGGCAAGAACAGTTGGCCCAGAACCTAGCGTTGCAGCGCGAAGGCTTCGATGTAGATACGTGGAAGGGTGTAGCCGGTCAGGCCGCGTCTGAAGGCATCGCGTCCCTATTCCTAGGTGGCTACGGTGGTGCGCGTGAAACGCGTGCGGAAAACCGTGAGATGCTCACGAAAGAGATTGCACAAGAGCTTGAAGCTCTGCCGCCAGAGCCGACTGAAGAAGCCGTGTCCGCTGCAGTTGAGCGGTTCACTAGGCGCGGGTTCCCGCTGGAGAAAGCCCAGCAGGTTGTAGACACCATGGTGAAGCAGAAGGCCGCTATTGATAAGCAAGCTGCAGAACTTGAAAAAGCACGTGCCGAACGGCTAGCCCAAGAAGATATTGATGTTGGCGGAGGTCCTGACCTTTCCACACTGCCTCCGGTTGACACCGAAGAGCAAGCCGCCATGCAGCAGGCGCGTGAGGCTGAAGCTGCTGGAGTCGAGCCTGCTAGCACCATACCAGACATAAATACTCAGATAGATGAGTACACTGCGTTTGTTGATAAGGGGCAGGTAGCACCGGCACCACTCGTAGAGAGCATAGCGCGTCAATACGTTGACGCCATGAAGACCACCGGCATCGACAAGGTTATTGCACCCGAGCGCATGGCTGCGTTCTCGCAGTTTGTTGGTAACGAAGTTTCTACTATTGAGCCGTTGTTTGCTGAGCAGGCTGCACCAAAAGCAGAAGCTGCGCCACAGCGCCGTAAGCTATCTCCTATAGAGCAGTCTGCTATTGACCTTGTCTCTGCAGTTGATGCTGGTGGTGTGCCTTTTAATACGCCTAGGATAAACGCGATTGCACGTGGTCTAGGGTTAGACATCAGTAAGAAGGATAAACCTGAATATACCATCGACCGCATACGTAATGCCGTTAGTCGGTTTGACTATACTCCCCCACCAAAAGCAGAAGCTGCACCTGCGCGTTCCGCTGCGCCCACTATTACGCCAGCATTTGCTGAGGCTACCCTGCAAAACGACGATGGCGTCCGTGCATTTGCTGACAAATACGGAATTGACGAAGCGGAAGCCGTTGACCGCCTAAACGCAGCAGCAGCTTCCCCCACGGGTATCAAATACTCGCGTAGGGGACGTCCACCCAGTGCCAGCACTGTGGAAGCCGCAGGCCAAGAAGGTCTGTTTGGTGCACTGCCTACACAGGAAGAAAACCGCCTCGACAAGTTCGAGGAAATCCAGCAGCGCAAGCTGGAGCAGGGTGCGCTCGCACCGGAGCAGCGTGAAGCCGAGCGTCAGGCGCAGGCCGACGAGTTTGATAGGCTGCAGCAAGAGCGCGCAGCCAAGGACGAGCAGTACAAGGCCCAGTTCGTAAAGAACATTGAGGACGCCATACGTCGTGCTAACCCTGCTAACGAAGCGTATAGTGTGCAGGTTGATGAGACTAGCCCGAAGCCATATAGGGTTGTCGGTCCAGACGGTGAGGTGTTTGCAGCTGCAGATACCCTGAAGGACTTCGAAGAGCAGGCTATGGACCTCATGCCATACGTTGCTCCCGCTGCGGCTATACCAGATACGGACTCCGCAAAACCCACTGTAGCTACGTCGATGGTGCAAGAGCTTACTGCAGAGATTGATGCTGCGCGTGAGCGTGGCGAGATAGACAACAACCAGCGTACAGAGCTTATCCGCCAGCTGGAGCGTCCCGCTGCGTACGACAAGTTCGGTCGCCCACAGGACAACATCGCCAAGGCTGAAGAAGAAGCACGGGCAGCAATGTCCAAGTTCCGCAACACCACAGGCGTTGAAGCCAAGGCAGCGGAAGCAGAGTTGGTGGTCGCCAACGAGAAGCTGGCTAAGCTCGTAAACAATCGCATGCTGAACCCAATCCGGTCGCGGCTACGTTCCATGTCAGAGATGCGCAAGGACGAGCAGCTTGGTGCCAAGATACGCATTAAGGAAGCGTTGCAGGAAGGTGACCAAAAGGAGCTACGCGATGCTAAAATCGACCTAGCTGAAAGCCGTGTGTCGAAGTACCGTAGGGGTGAAACGCAGCCGGGCCAAGCCAAGACCGACGTGTCAAAGGCCCGCGCAGCGGTAGATGCTATCGTGTCGGTGTGGAAAGGTCCACCCGTAGTTGAAGTGGTACAGTCAGTTAACGACATAGCTGACGCTAAGATACGCCGGGCTGTGATGCAGGACAACGCCACTAATGCAGAAGGCTTCGTGGCTCCTGACGGCACAGTGTATCTGATTGCCGACAACCTTGAGTCCGTAGAGCGTGCTAAGGCGGTGCTGTTCCATGAAGCCCTTGGTCACGTTGGCCTTGAGAAGCTGTTCCGTGGCGAACTAGACGGCGCTTTGACCGCGCTATACAAAGGCAATGGCAACATACGGACCAAGACTGATGCTTGGCTAGCTGCTAACCCAGAGGCATATGCAAAAGACACTGACCGGGTCGCCCGTGCAGTAGAAGAAGTCCTAGCTGAAATGTCCGAGACCGGACAAATCCGGCCAAATATGCTTAGCCGTATTGCGGCTATTATCCGTAACTTTGCACGTAAGCTGGGTATCAGCCTAGCAATCAGCGATGCGGATGTAGAGGCTATACTGGCCGCAGGTCACGAGCGCGTCGTAAACGGCCCACAGGAAAGCACGCTCGTAAAGGGTATGCGGTATATCAGTGGGTGGGACACCACCACATCACGCGCTACAAAATACTCCCGGCCTAAGACCACCCCTGAGCATAAAGAAGCGCTGGAAGAAACGTCGGCCTCCATGAGCGATGGTCTGCGCCGCACGCAGAAGTCTACGTCCACTAACGGCATAGCTGACGGTGTAGGGAAAGCTGTGCAGGGGCGTAAGTTCAGCGCCTTCCTTAATGCGTTCAAAGACAACTCCGACGGTATGGGTCCACCTACGCTAAAGGCTATACTGAAGACTATACCAACGTCTGGCATCCTAAACTGGTTTGGCCCAGACATACCTAGCATACGTGAGATTGACACGCTGGTGCAGAAGATGGTGGCTATGAAGGCCAACATTATCAAAGCCGCCGAAGATATAGGTCGTGAGCTGGATGAGTTTCTTCTGACAGACAAAAAGCAAGTGCTGGCATCACTGCAGAGCACTGCCCGTATAAACGAGTACTCCCCTGACGAGTTCAAGTCTGCTGATGAGGCGCTGGCTAATCACCCTGCGATGAAGGAAATCGAAGCCCGCATACTGAAGAACTCAAACGACAAAGCGCTAGCCGCCCGCATAATAGCCGAGATGAAGGCTCTGACTATGCAGGGTAAGGAAGTAGTAGGGGTAAAGGGCGACAAGGTAAAAATGTCTGACGACATGCGTAAGCTTGTAGCGGACCTATCTAAGACTGCTATCGACCGCCAGAAGACTAGCGCCCAGACTGGGCAGGTTGCAGAACTTACCCGTCGTATCCGTGACGTGCACAAGCTGTGGGATGAGTTGGGTAAACTCAAGAATGGCCACAAGCTGTACCTTGAGATGCGCGCCTACTACAAAGACATGTTCGAAGCAGAGCTTGCCCTACTAGATGGTCGCATTTCGACTATTGCTGGTGAGGCAGAAGCTAAGCGCCTGCGCGACCTACGTGCAGACATGATGCGCGAAGTGATGAACCCGGATGAGGCTAAGAAGAGCGGAGATATATTCCACGACCTCGACTCCAGCCTGTTCACCAAAGACTATTTCCCGTTCATGCGCGAAGGCCAGTACTACGTGCGTGTAGCAGCTGCCAAGGACGGCTCGCGGGAGCGGGAGTTCTACCAGCTCTACTCCGCTAAGGACATGCAGGACGCGCAGAAGGCGATAGCTAAGCGCTTAGGTGTGAACCCCGAAGACAGCAGTGTAATAACCGTAGGGTACGATATCGCGCAGCTGCAGGAGAACATGAAGTCTGACGACCAAATGATGCAGAAGATATTCGACCTAGTTAGCAAGGCTAAGGCTGAGTTTGCGGGCACCAAGGGTATCGACGCTAATAGTTTCAAAGACCTTACGGACAGTATCTACCAGACATGGTTGCTATCTACGCCAGAACGGTCAGTGCGCCGCCGGTTCATGCATGCTCAAGAGGTAGTCGGCTTCCAGCAGGACTTGCTGCAGCAGTTCGCGTCGCAAGCTAGTAACTATGCTAACCAGCTAAGCAAGCTGGCCTATGCCGGGGACATTCGCCTGAAGACCGAGGAAGCCCGGGATAACGTATCTGACCGCGATGCAACGCTCAAGGCGAAGTATAACTCGGTTATAGACGAGCTTGAAACACGGGCCGAGGACGAGATAAATCCAAGCCCGCAGAGTTCGTTTATAAACGCCCTTAACCGTGCGTCATACTTCTACTACCTGACAGCGCCAGCGACAGCCATGCTGCAGCTTACTTCCATACCGATACGTGTGGTGCCGCGCCTGTGGCGTGACTACGGGTATGCAGAAGGCACACGTATGTGGCTGAAGTATATGAAGATATGGAACACACTGGGTAAAGCCAAGGTGCAGACTACGCGCACTGGTCTGGCCGGTGCTGGTGACCAGCTCGATGTGCTGATGCCCAATATCAATAGCTCGAAGCTAATTAACGCCAATACTGACGAGGGTAAGCTTTTACGTAGGGCACTGGCGGCAGGCATGGAGCGCAACGTGCTTGAGACCGTGCAGGATACTCTAATACAGAATGAGCGGGAAACGGCTAAGAGGCACCGTACGGGTGCGGCGCGCACCGCTGTTGAGGCACGTGCCTTAACTGGTAAGGCCATGGGTGTTATGTTCCAAGGTCTGGAAAACATCTCGCGTCAAGCGGCCTACTTCATGGCGTTTGAGTTGGCGTACAAGGCAGAGGCGGCGAAGAATACTGATACTAGCGCCGAAGCCGAAAAGGTAGTGTTCGATAAGGCCGTTACAACTGCGCTAGACACAGTGCGGGACACACTAGGCGACTACTCCAACTGGGAGCGGTCTAGCATTATGAAGAAAGACTGGACCCGTGCCCTGTTCCTCTTCAAGATGCACCCTATCCTGCAGACCAAGTTCCTAGTGGGGGCGATGCGGGATATCGGTCGTGGGCTGTACCCCGGAGCTTCACCAGAAGCAAAAGCTGCACGTGCTGGCGCTATGAAGGAGCTAGGCGGCGTGTTGATGATGGCTGGCGTATTCGGTGGCCTTCTCGGCATGCCTCTATACACGGTCATGGCATTGGCGCTGTCCGAGAGCTTTGATGAAGAAGACGATGAGGACGTGCGCAAGCTTATGGGTCTCGACCCGCGTGTCGCCTACGACTCCGACATCATGTTCCGTGCATGGATAATGGACAAGTTCGGTGAGCCTATGATTGGCGACGTGTCGATGGCCGATATTCTTATACACGGTCCAGTTGGCGCTTTGTCGAACACAGAAATATCTAGCCGTACGTCGCTTGACCTCAAGAATATGTGGTTCCGTGAAGCTGTCACAGGCGACTCTACTGGGGACACCGTAATAAAAACACTGCTGGCTAACGTAGCAGGTGGGCAGATGCTAATTCAGGCGTTCAATGCGAAGGACAACTTTGCCGAAGGCGATATGTACGGTGCCGTAAAGAAGCTAGCCCCAGCGTTTGTCCGGTCATGGGTCGCTGCAGGGCAGGGAGAAGCTGAAGGCGTTGTTAGCCGTAAGGGCGACGTTATCATTGATAAGGACGACATCTCTGCACTCGATACGTTCCGCACGATATCGGGCTTCCGCCCACTACGCCTTGCTCGTTGGCAGGACTACTACATTACTCGCGGTAAAAACGACAAGAAGATAAAAGCAGAAAAGACCCAGCTGCTATCCACTTTGGATAGGAAGATACGTGAGGGTGAGATTACCTCTAAGGCACAGCTGCAAGAGTTTATCACTGACGAGATTATTCCATTCAACCGCACGTATCCAGACCCTAGCTTTATTATTACCGAAGAGAGCATCATGCGGTCACTCAAGGGTCGTGCAGATGTTCGGGAGCGCACTGTGCAGGGTATGCGGCTTGAGAAGAAGACTGCTGGGAAAGACATCGGCATGGCGGAGATGTTCCGCCCATAAAAAACCCCCGCCGGGGAGTAGCGCCAGCGGGGGTAGTATCAACCAAACGGAAGGAGCATCTTCCGGTGTCATGCATAGTCATATTCGCCAGATGCGTAAACCCCTAATACCAGATTTGGTGTCCACGACGCTGCGGTACACCACTTTTAGCTTCAGTCTGCGTAGCACAGGGCGTATCTCGCGCTTGGCGGCTTTAGGGTCGAGGCACGGGAAAAAGAGTGACGCGCCCTTGGTAAAGGCGCGCCAGTTTATATCGTAGCTGACTCCAGCTACCTTCACTCTTCGTCGGAGTCCGGCTTCGCGGCAGACACTACGTTATTAAACAGGTCCGTAATGCCGCTGAAGTCTGGGTGGTTAGCGTCGAAGATTAGCGACTGCACTGGCACCGTGTTGACTTTCATGCCCTTGGACATGCGCTTGTTTTCCGCGTCGAGGTACAGGCCCTTGGCCTTCATAGCGTTAATCGTAGAGCGGTAAGCAATGTTACGTGCACCACAATACTCACGGAACGAGCTAGCAGTTATGTACACCTTAGCTGTGTCAGGCTCGTAGCGTATCATAAGCTCCTGCTTTGGTTCTAGTGCCGGTACTTCCGCCATCTTGCTGCGACGGTCTACCCCGTCGTTGACGATAAGAATGTTCCCGAGACGGGCGTTCATAAACTCACCCAGTATCTGCTGGTCGCCTTCAGGCGGTGGGGTCATGGTGTTGCGTAGGTTGAGCACCATCTTGCACGTCCACTTGAAAATGGCAGCAATGTCCCAGTTACATAGGCCCAGATGTAGGGCAATGTAGATGCCCGTTATGTTAGCAGCCGCTGTTGCCGACCAGAAACGCTCACGCTGTGTTAGCTTAAGCTTGGTGTCGATGCGCTGTTGGACCGTAGCATAGAGCGCCTTCACCTCATCATAGTGCGTAATCAGGTACCGTGCGTAGATGTCACCTGCATGCCCGTAGTTCTCGAGCAGCTGGTGGTCGAACATCTTCTTGCCATACTCGATGTCAATCGCGTCAGAATAGTCGATGCTGTACTCGATGATGCGCATGGTTTCACCATCAGGCGAACCCTTATTGATTTCCAGCTTCTCGTAGAACGAGTGGTTAGACGAGCACAGTGCTATGGTCTGCCACGACGTCAGGTTTGCCCGAAGCTCGTTGGCGGACGCCTTCATGCGGTCCTTGCCGGTGCCCTGTGTAATCAGGTAGGCAAGCTCACTCAACTGCTTAGGTTCAGTGTTGGACATTTCGTCGAAGCTGATATGCAGGTTGCAGAACACGCCTATCTTGAACACCTTCGAGTTGAACGTGTCGTCCTTCTTCGCGCATAGCGCCACAGGGTCACCATACACGCTGTTAGCCATCTGTAGGGCTGTCGTCTTACCCGTGCCCGACTTAGGGTGCACCACGTTGATAATCGCCCCACGCTGGCCGGAGAAGCGCAAGAGAGGCGCACCGAAGGCGGTGGCTGCTGCAAACGCATGCCCCTCAAGGCCCGGACGTCCGTACAGGTCGAACACTTCGCGCCACTTATCCAGTGTGCCCTTAGCTGTCATGTGCTCCGCTACTACCTTGGTAACGGAAGATGGTGGACTATGGTACGTCCCCTCCGCACTTATCTCACGGTCGCCAATGATAAACTTACTGTCGTTATCGACCCATCCAAATTGATTTCGCATTTGCTCTACCTTCTCGTTATGAAAAAACTGTGCCACTGATTTAACTATGTAATCGACTAGATATGCGTAGTCGGTCTTCGAACTCAACATCACGTGCTTAGAAGCGAGAAGCTTCTTCAGCTCGGTGCCGTCCGCCATCTTGGAATTGTGCACCGTGAACTCTTTGACGCCGTCCTGCGGTGTGTGCAGTCGGATAAGGGCTACGCCACCCTCAACAGGGTCATCCATCCGCTTGGCCACGTAGATGTCGTACGGATACACAAGCGCAACGTCTTCGACGCCTTCTTCCTCGTCCTTGGGCGCAACCTTGCGCCATACGCCCCCATGCTTGCCACGCACGTAGGGGAAGGGAAACTCGGGTATGTGGAACTTTATCGCCCCCAGCTTCGTCTCTTCTATGACTACGTTGTCCTCCGGAGTTGCCTCCTTCAGCTCTTTGCCTAGCGTAATAGGTGAGCGTATCTTGCCAGCGTGTGGACACTTTCCGCATCCGCCGGGATTGTTCTTCTCGAACTCTGCGCAGGTGTGCGGCCCGAGTATGTGTCCTATCTTCTGCTCAACCTTGTCAGGGTCGTAGTCCGGATGGTCTGCAGATAGCTTGTGTATCGCCCTATTACGGTCCTTACAGAACTTTGCGATTGACAACGCCGAGAACCAACGTGGCTCGGATATATGCTCGCGGTCCTCGTAACAGGAGTTAAGCTGTGCGCAGCCTTTGTCCCCACGGTTCATAATCTTGGCGAAGCTGGACTCCATGCTAGCCTGTATGACTTTGGATAACGGGCTAGGTGCGAACACCGGAAGGTCGCCTAGGGGCGACGGCTTAGTCTCTTTAACGCCAAGTATGTCACGTATGTCTGCCATGGACGTCGGCTTGCCGACCACCAGAACCTCTACGCGCAGTGGGTCATCACCCTTAAAGTTAAAAGTGCCGGGAATACGCAGGATGCGCGCTGCCTCAAAGCAGCTGTTATCTACACGTAGCCCCTTGGTGGCGCAGACTTCTTTCAACCGTGCGCACACTGGCTCCCATTCTTCGCGTGTAACTTCTTCAGTTAGCGGCCAGTATACGTGCAAACCGCGCCCCGAGTTAACCACGATAGGCTTGGGCATACCTACGGTCTTACAGAACGCACGAAGAGCCGTGAAGCCTTCGTCCTGTGTATCGTAATCCTTCTCTGGTCCGCAGTCTATGTCGAGCCAGAGCGACTTAAGCGCCTTCACGTTCTCTTTCTTGCGGCTCTTACCGTCTGTGTACTTAGCTACACCAAAGAATACGTTCTTACCTTGGTTGAGGAAGGTCTTTGCCCATTCGTCCGCTTCCTCGCGGGTCTCTACTAACTCCTGCTGTTTATTGTCTGGGCTAAGCCCGACGATAGCGTACCAACCCTCTTGAGGCTGCACCGCTGATAAAAGGTCAAATTCCTCCGCCACGCAGACACTACTCCATAGGGCAACTCACAAGCCCACTTCTAAAAGAAAATGCTCCCTGCTCCGTTAGGAGACAGAACTCTCCAGACTTGCCATGTATACAGCTATAAGGGCGGCGGGAGTGCCCTGTGGGATGGAAGTCCCACAGAACCAATTATATACTGTCTGCCTTGTTACGCCTGTACACTTAGCGACTACGGCTACAGGAATGTCCTGCGCAATGCAGAGCCTACCTAGGCGAACACCCAACTTGTGTTTGCTCGCCTTGGCGTTTGCCTCCTGTATCCGTAAGCTATAACCGCTACTCATTAGTCGTCGTCTTCTTCGTCGTCGCCCCACCGGCTTACTACAGCAGCAATAGTGCCGGTAGGTTCAGCGGTGGCCTTCTTGGATGGACGCTTTACTGGCTCGGGAAGTTCTTCTTCCTCTTCGTCTTCATCATCAGCGTCTAAGAACGATGGCTTCTTCGCCTTCGGCTCGGCTTGTGCTGCAAGCTTAGCAGGTTCTTCTGCGGCAGCAGCCTTCACGATGTCGAAGCTAATCAGACGGGTCGTGGCGGCGTTCTCTTGTGCCTCAGTGACGCGCTCCAGCTCTTCTAGGTCAATAAACCGGTCAGCAGTGAAGTTAAGCTCCATAGTCTCTGCGTCGAGGTTGTATGCGATGGTGGTCACCACGCGGTCAGGCGCTGCACCGTTAGACACCAAGTGGCGGCAGTACTGCTCGAACGGCAAGGTGTTACCGGTGCCCTTACCGAATAGCGACTTAGCTGGGATGTTGAACTGATACACGTCGCCGGACTCGTCACCGTCTAAGAACAACGCGACCTTGCGGCTGAAGCGACAGGCTTTACCCTTACCGTTCTTACCCGAACCGTCTATGTTCTTAGGGCAGCTGGCACAGTTAGACGCCTGACGGTTGGAGGCGGATGCCTCTGGCTTGTCACCTAGGTTAGAGAAGCAGTCAGGTGCAGTGCCCTTAGCGTCGGGGTCGTAGTCACTAGCGTAGAAGCTGCGGCTAGGCTTCTCTAGCATAGCAAGGATGATGGCGTTGAACTCACCACGGATGGCTTTGCCGACCTGCTCACCGTTTACGATACGCTTGAACGTGCCGTTGGTGTTGGTGGCGATGCGGTTATAACCGCCCATGCTCGCAGCAATCTGCGTACCCATCTTGGATGGTGGCAGTGCTCCGGCAGTCATAGCGTTTGGGTTTTTAAAGATGGTCAAATTGGTCATTGTTTCTCTCACTTGGTTGTTGGTTTGCGAACCGAAAGCACATACTTAGTATCTGCATTGAGGCCGACAGGTAGACTATCGGGGTTCTCCTCTAGGTAATTACGCATGTTGCCATTGTGGATGCGCTGTTCGAGAAGATGCATCACATCATTCTCCTTAAGAAACTTGTACATGGACTCCCAATCGCTCGTCCAGTAGCGGGTAGCAGCGCGCCTAGTTATCGTACCTTCTTTGGTACGTAGGCTGTCCACGTTCTGTGTGTTGCAGACCTCAAGTAGCTTGGCGCTAACTAGGTCCATCTGCCCCTTAAGCTCTGTAATCTCGGCTTTGTGGGCGTCTTCCTTAGCCTGCACGACATCACGTATCTTGCGATAGACGCGCACAAGCTGGTCTACGGGTAAATCATCCATATGCTTGCTCCTTCTTGGTTGTGATTGTGGTTTGTTATATTGTTAGCTACCACTAATCTTTGACAGTGTCAAATACTATATTTCCATAACTTCCTTATACAAGTCAATAAGTTTTTTGTGGTTGGTGATATTATTCTGGAGCATACTATACAGCCGCTCCTCTACCGGACTGCCCTTGATATGCACGATGGTCATGGCGTTCTTCTGGCCGGGACGGTCGATACGGGCGTTAGCCTGCAAGTATGTTTCCACGCTGGTTACTGGCGCATACCAGATGATTGTATCCGCCTCCGTTAGAGTCAGACCGTGCGATGCAGCCTGTGGCTGGATGATAAGCACATGTGGGTCTTTGCTCGTCTGGAACCGCTCGATGATGTCGCTGCGCTTATTCAGTGATACTTTGCCGTTGATGACGCCACACGAGATGCCTTCCTTCTCCAGCCTAGCGCGAAGTATCTCAATAGTGTGCGTGAACGGCACGAAGACCAGCACCTTGTTGCTGGCCTCCTCTATGACTTCGAGTACGACGTTAACCCGGTTAGACACATCGAACTCCAGCACCTCGCCAGTATCCGTATAGACCGCGCCTCCACTTATCTGCAGCAGCTTGTTTATCTGCGTAGCTGCGTTGACCGCACTGACTTCCTCGCCGCCCGTCTCAATCAGCAGCTGGTCCTTGAGCATCTTGTAGTACTTGCTCTGCTGTGTTGTCAGCGGTGCGTCACGCGACACGTGCGTAACTTCGGGTAGGTCCAAGCAGTCTTTCTTTTCGAACCGGATGGCTGGCTGCAATATGTTATGCACGTACTCAGCTGCGTGTGGTTTCGGTGCCCATTTAAAGTGGGTCACCTTGTGCATGATAGAAGCTCGGAACTCGGTGTAGTATTTAGGGCAACCTTCTGGGTTAACCAGCTTAGCTAAGCCATACGCATCTATGGGAGACTGCGCAGCGGGTGTACCTGTCATCATCCAAAGCCGTGGGTCAGTGAGGTTCACAATCTGGCTAAAAATCTTCCAGCGGTTGGTCTGCACGTTCTTATATGCGTTCGCCTCGTCCACCACGATAAGGTCGAAGCCACCTGCAATTATCTCGTCCTTGACGATAGCTAGACCGTCGAAGTTAATGATGACGAACTCTGCCCCTGCTTCGATAATCTTCTTGCGTTGTGGGGCTGCACCGTGCGCAACGCTGCACGAGCGGTGCATAGCGAAGGTGAATAGGTCGCGCTGCCAAGCCGACTTCATAATCGACAATGGGCATAGCACCAGTACGCGCTTAATCTTGCCCTTCTTCATCAGGTAGTCAGCCGTCCATATGACGCTAGCCGTCTTGCCTGTGCCCTGCTCGTTGAAGCAGAAGGCGCGTTTGCGGATAGACAAGAACGAAGCTGTCTCTTTCTGGTGGTCGAACGGCGCATACTTACCAGTCCACTGGTAGTCGCGGAGCATAGGGGACGGCACGCCGTCATAACCAAGCTGAGCTAAGCGCGTAGCCTCGTGTAGCCCCCAGTGTACGGCTACGGCTCCACCTTCAACCACGGCGCTCTTTGTAATGTATTGGGGTATAGTATGTGCGTTCGGCGCTGTAATTAGCAGCGCCTTGTTATCAATTATCTGCACGATTGCTCCTTCGTGGTTACTTCTTGCGTTCCCGTTTGCTGCGCTCCGACACGAGGTTACCCTTCTTATCACGGAGGAACGACCGATTAGCGGCCTTACTTTCTACACGCAGTCCCGTCTTATTGGAACCACCTTTGTCGAATGCTTTTACGTGGGCAACGTCTTTACCATCGCCCTTGTGCACCTTACCGGCTTTAGTCATCTTGGCACGGGCCGCATTGCGCGAAGCACGGTTCTTCTTCTGCTCTGGGCGAGCGTGGTATTTATCGTACTCGGCTTTGTAATCCCTTGCCATCAATGCCTCCGTGGTTTCCAATGCTCACAGCTTTTAACTGGGCACCAACCACATAACGGGCTGGTCTTTGCGTTCCATACACCATTATCCATGCTGGCCTCAAGCTGTTCTAGCTGATTATCAAACACAGATAGGTACGTATCCAAGTGCTCACGCTTGTGGGTCTTCTTAGGAAACTCGTTGGACACCACAAACGCCAGCCCCGACTTAACCTTGGTTATCTCTGGGTAGTGCACGAACACTGCACCAGCCATCAGGTCCAGCTGCTTCATGTCCGCATACTTAGCGTTCTTGCCGGTCTTGTAATCTACCATGTGGGCAGTTGTGCCGTTTGTGATGAGCAAATCGACGATGCCGCGCCACCATACGTCCTTATCGAAGAAGCCGCATGGTTCGTAGCCAGTACCCGTTTTCTTTACGCCTAGCTTCAGCTCGGTGTGCTTCTCGCCCGGAAACTGGGCCAGCACTTCCACGACGGGCCGCATGATGCTGAACTTCTCTGGTATAGGAGTACCGTGCTTGATGTAGTGCTCGGCTGCTTCATGCGCGTTGGTCCCATAGATAGCTGCTTCGCCGGGGTCGTCCTTTACGTCCTTAATCACCTTGAGGTGAAAGTACTTCTTCGGACACTGGTCGAAGGTCTTGATGCTACTATAGGACCACGCTGTCATGTTATCTGATTTTCCCTTGGAGACGGTCGGCCACTAACGTAGCATATCCGGCTATATCAATCCAGCTATCTAGGTGGTTTGGGTTGCCATGCACGATGCGACTTATCTTGGTCGCAATCATATCCAACGCCTGTAGCTGGTCAGGGTATAGGAGCACTTCGTTACGAGCCACCACATTGTGTAGAATGCTCTTAATCCTGATAACCGTATCCGAAGACTGCATGAACGAACCATATTGTTCCGCCCTTGCGTCTAGCACCTTACCCACCCCACTGACTTCGGGTTCGGGTTTGGGTTCGACTTTCTCTTCGACCCATTCTTTGACTTCAGCTACGGCTTCTTTCGCCGCTTTCTCTAAATCTTTCTTCAACTTCCATGCGTAGTTGTAGCTTACCGCCATACGCTGGGTAACTTCCTTGGGCGAATAGCCCTGCTTAAGCAGCTTTATAACGTTCCCTGCTATGACTTTCTTTCTCATACTCATTTCATTTGCTCCTTCACTTTAGATTGCCGCCGCTCTGCAAGATGTCACCACCAAACACATACGTGCCTACATGATGTAGCTTGATGAACGGGTGGGCGTGTATTTTGCCACCGTGGTTGCGCCACAGTTCACAAAAATGGTAATCTTCGCTTAGCAGTGCACCGGTCTCGTCGATGCTGGTAGCGAAAAACTCATGGGTCAACGGCTTGTCGTACTCACCCGTCTCTGGGTTTTGGAACGACGACACGCGGTAGGTTGGTACATGAGGCACAAGTGCCTCGAAAACACCACGCTTGATTAGCATGAAGCCTGTGCCGCCATGCCGCACTTCGATGCAGCCTGTCTCGTCGGTCTCCACATTGGCTCCACCTACCATGTTGAACACGAATGCTCCGGCGTGGTTTGCAAGGTCCGTCTTACCTTCAAGGGCAGCGCGGTTGACGCTATCCCAGTTCACTTCCTTCTTCGGGTAGATGCCGCATGCGATGTCCTTGTCGGCCAGCATGAGGTGCGCGATGGCCTCTGCATCAAAGCCAATGTCAGCGTCGATGAACATGAGGTAGTCATGGTCGCTCTCAAGGAACACCCGTGCCAGTTCATTACGTGCCCGTGTGATAAGGCTCTCGTTCATAATCTGGCACCATGCCACGTTGACACCCAGTTCGCGCATCTTGTTCATGGTCATAAGTAGACCTTGCACATAGTGCCCTGTGCACATGCCCCCGTACATGGGGGTGGCAATCATCAGGCTCGGTCGTTTCTCCTCAGTCATTTCTTAGCTCCTAACGCCTTAACCAAAGCCTGAACTGCTACAGTGTGGTCCCTATTACCGGTAATATAAGCTTGTGAGGCCGCTATGCTGCCCTGCGCTTCCGCTTCCGCAGCCAGTAGTGCCCGTGCTTCCAACACCAGTGGGTCTACTTCTAAGTCTGGATAGCGAAGTAGTGCAGCTTCTTTCCACTGCGTCAGCACGGCAATCTCTGTTTCCAGCGTCTCGATAAGCGAATTAAACAGTTCAGGCCGTGGGATTGGTTGTGGTGCCGCATCTTTATCGACCTTCTTGTACTTTACGGAGTACGCACTGTGCGTCGTAATCCGACCCGATGGACCCTCCTCGCGCTTTTTGCCTGTCACGAATACTAGGTTCTTACCCGCCATCGAACTTATCGCATGCGATATGTCGCCTATCGCGTGGTGGGGCATAAGGGCAGCTAGCTCTTTAGTTGTGCTGTTAGGGTGCAGCCCCAGCGTATTGAAAACTTCTTCCTTACGAGTGTTCGGACGTATTTTAGACATAACGTTCATGGTACTTACTCCTTCTTTGGTTGTTACTTGCTCTTGTTACCTACGAAGCGACCCTTGGAGTCGCGGTCTGTTAGTTTGTGCAGCTTTGCATTGAGCCGCTCGTTCTCACGTTTGATGGTAATAATTTTACCGTCTGCGCTACCTTTACCAAGCTGGTAACTGAAGTAGGCCAGTGCAGACACGCTTATTATTGCTAGTATGTACTCCATCGCTATTCTCCTCTGTTAATTGATATTACACCACCTAACTGCGTACTTGGCGTTACATTACCAACCCCGACGTTGCCGATGCTGTCGATGCGCAGTATGGCGTTCTGAATATTCTGCTGCATCGCTTGCTGCTGCGTGTGCTGCAATGCGGCTGCAAGATGCCGCTCATACTCATTCTCTTTCTCTTCCTGCGCACGGCGCTCGTCGCCGTTAAGCAACTCCTCCATTATTTGCTCGTGAACTTCAGCCATGCGGATATCACGTACCTTTGCATCAAGTGCAGCTATGTCAGCCTCATTTCCGTAAGAGTTTATAGCGCTCATGTGGTTATACCATCGGTCATGGTACGACGGGTCTTTAAGCCTAAACTCCTCTGGATGACTCTCCATCCGTGCAAGTAGCAGCTTGACTGCGTCGTGCGGTTCATCCGCCATAACTTGCTCCTATCTTGCTCTCACAGTTCAACGGTAACGCTGCGGCCCACTTAGGTCGCATGCGCATGCAGACTTCAACAAACGCACGGGCTTTGTCAGCTTCTTCTATGGGGGCAATCACCCCCACGGCGTCGTGCACGGTCATCACCACACGGTAGCGTCGTGCAATCATCAGCATCTGCTCACCGATAATGATACGGGCCAAGGCTTGGCACACGTTCTCAATCAGCTTCCCGCCGTATATGTACGTAGGTAGCGTAGCCCGACCCTTCTTGACGTCGTAGACGAACTGGTCCCGGCCCGACTTCTTGTCTGGCTCCTTGCGTAAGTTATCGTACCGCAGGTACATACCGTTGGGTAACCTGATACCGAACATATCTACTAGCAGTGCTTCGTGCTCACCCAGTTGTGCGGTCCTAGTGGACATAAGCGCCTCTAACGCCTTATCCCCTTGCTCCCACAGTAGCGGTATCTGGCTAAACTGGTCCCTGTACTTGTACACAATATGCGCGCAGGTTTTTGAGTCCAACTCTACACCGAATGTCTTAAGCTGCGCTTGGAACTTACTACTTCCCATGCCGTAGCCACAACCAAGGATGGTGGTCTTACCCACGAACCGCTGGTCATCCGTCACGTCATCAATAGGCACTTCGTAGATAGACGACGCCATAATCTTATAGACGTCCTCACCTTTGTCGAAGGCATCCACCAAGTCGTTCTGTCCAGCTAGCCACGCCAAGGTCCGCGCTTCGATTTGCGACGAGTCACAGTCGATAAACACATAGCCTTCTGGTGCCCGCATAGACTTCTTGAGCGGTGACTTGCGCGGTAGGTTCTGGAGGTTGACCTTGTCGTCGCCACCCCACCGGCCTGTATGTGCTGCGTAGTAGCGTAGTGGAACTGGTAGTAGTCCCCGGTCAGCAATAGCTACGAACCGCTCGGTCCGCGTCTCCTCAAGTGTAGACTTCACGCCCAGCCGCGCAGCGACGATGGCTTGCACTTGTGGATTGGGGTGGTCGAGCAGTGCCTTGAACAGTTCATCACTCTTGGCGAAGGCGAATGCTGCCTTACCTGTCTTGGCGCTCACCTTCATGGGCGGTGACACACCATGAAACTCCAACAGTTCCGCTAGCTTCGGGTTACTCATCAGCTCGGACTTGTCGTAGTTAAGCTTAGCCATAAGCTCTTCTTTCTTGGCTTGTACGTTATCCAAATGCGCAGCCAAGATACTCTTATCCAACACCAGCACCGGCTCGGTGAACATCCGGATAGTCAGGTCAATCAGACGCAGCTCGGACACGGGCATGAGCGGTGCCAAGACAGTAAACAACTTCTGCGTCAGCTCTACGTCGTTAATGCAGTACTCACCATAACGGGCCATGTCCTCGTCAGTGAAGTCCAGTCGCCGCTTACCTAGCGCGTTGATAACCTCGTCGCCCTTCTCGCCCAGACCGTAACGCTCAACTGCTCTGGCTAGGCTGTTACCAGCATGCGGTCCATCAATAGCACGGAGCATAGACAGGGTATCTGCGATGCGCTTGGGTCGAATGTCGTAACGCCAGTTAAGGATTGCCATGTCGAACATGGCGTTATGAGCCACAGCTATGCTGTTATCCCAGTCCCACTGTTGTAGCCACCGCTTGGTTTGCGCGTTGGTGCCGGTGAACCATACAGTCTCTTCTTCGTTGCGCTTAACGGCAACGCCTATGGTCTCGAACTGCGGGTCACGGATATACTCCTCCGTCGTCATCTTGGAGAGCGAGAAGGCGCGGTCGTAGTAGGTCTCGAAGTCGATGTTCAAGATGTCCATCACCGTATCCTTGTTATGTAGAGGACGTCGCCCTTGCATCGCGTGATGAAGTACTTTTTGCTACGCGCATTACGGTTATGCGCAGCGCGACGTATACGCTTCTGCTCTTCCTTGGTTGGTGCATTGAATGTGCGGATGTCACCGACCTCCATCGCGTTGAGGCCATACTTGGACTTGCGCACTTCAGAACCTGATGTCATCTTCATTCCAATCATAAATATCCCAGCCGAAATTATCCTGCAGGAACTGCCTTAGTGTCATGTGTTTTCCTATTTCGCTTGCAGCATCATCGTTAACGACACACCGCCCCGCCACACCTGTAGTGAGAACACGATTGCCGCATCGCCGTTATCAAAGAGCGCTGACATTATCCGAAACGAAAACACTTTTGGTAAATGCAAATGCACTAGAGACCGTGGGTTATCCATTGCTTCGCTCCAGTGCTGCCTTCTCAAGCAGTCGCTTCTCGAAGAACTTATTTAGCGCCGCGAGTAAGTCAGCCGAACCTTCCCTTGCGTTGGCGTTCCACCTACGCTCGGAGTCGCTGTTCATTCCTGTGGGTGCGCTCTTCTGGCTGGTGTATATAGCCTGTGCTACCTTGGCTTTGTGGTTGCCCACCTCCTTGCGTAGGTGATTGACGCGCTTCACATCCACACCGTAGTACGCTGCGATATATTTATCGTCAGTTATGTAGCCAATGGCACGGATAATATCTTGGTCGGTCTGGCCTCGGCCTTTAATCTTGGTCATTTGCTTTGGCCCTTCTTAAGCGCCCTCTGCTTCGGTGCCACGGCTGTCTGTAGGAAGGGTATGTTCGGGGCTTCGCCGCGCAGCGCACTGTAAGCGATTTGCACCTTGGCACTGTTGATGATTTTGCCAGCGGTGTTGTTGATTTCAACTGCGTCTTTAATATCCACAGTGCCATCGCGCAGCCCGTTGAATACTTCGATTAGGTTGTCACGGATTTCGGTAATAGTAGTCATGCTCTTGCTCCTTCTTTAATAAGTTTGTTGATTTTCCGTATGGTATCACGCGCTTCTATGGCGACATTGGAATAATAACCATGCTTAAAGGTTGTTTGTAACGGTATATCCAACGCCCTCCTTGCCTTTGACGCAGTAGCATAAGTACATCCACCTACTGCATTACGGATTTCAGTAACCGGCACGTTACCGTGCTCGTCTAGATAACTAATTACCTTCTTAAGTGTTTCAATACTCGCGTAGCCATGTTTCCAGCGATTAGACTCCGGCCCGCTCCTATAGTTCTCGTAACTAGTAGCCCAGTTTACTTTGTGCTGACGTAAACACTCTTTGCTGCAACACGGCTGCTGCCCTTTTTTAATATGGTCTCTCTGGTTAGAGTCTAACGCAAACTCTACCTTGCATGCGGGACATATACCCTTCACGGAAGGTAAACGCTTGCGTCCTCTAGCGTTCTGTGTGCGAACCCCCATGTGTACAAGTCTTTTACATACCGCTGTGCGACTCATACCGACAAGTTTAGCTATCTCGCGTTGGGTATGCGTAGCCGCTAGGGCGGCTATCTGCTTGCAGGTGTCGGTTTCCACATCCATCACCCCTGCTCCTTCAACTTGTGCACCAGTCCGCGCACCATGTCCCAGTTCTCGTCGTTAGCTACCACGGCTACGCCGTTAGACCGGCGTATCGTTTCAATCTCACGCACTTGTAGGGCGGTTGGCTTGTTGGTCCCTGCCTTGACTTCGATGGCCAAGAAGTAACCGTTCACACAGCATATTATGTCAGGGACGCCACTGCGGCCAAAGCCATGGGTGGCGGGGAAGAAGTAGTAAACTCCTTCCTCCTTCAACACCTTGACGATTTTTTCTTTGACTCTTTTCTCTGGCGTTGACGCCATGTTGTTTGCTCCTTCTTATGAGTGTTTATCCCTCTTCGGGTGGTACGTCAACTGGGTTGTGTAAAATAAAGAAAGTGTCCACGTCGGTGCGTACACCTATGTCATTAATCAACGTGTCCTTCTCAGTCATCTTGAGTAGACCTAGCGCCATCTTCACTTGGTCAGGCATGGACTCCAGACTGCATGCGTATGCTTCTTTACCCACCGGCTGCACGATAAAGTCTCGTGGACGCTCAACCACCACCCAGTGTGGGCTGTTTGCAAGCACCTTGGCTGCTTCTGCGTTATCACGTAGCTCAAAGAACTTTTCTTTGGCTTCGTCCACATGGAGGTTGCCCGTAGGGACGGCCATAAACGCGTCCCACTGCGATGATAGAAACTCTAACGCTGGCGCTGCCAGCCTCTCAACCGCACGGATGTGAAGCTGTCTAGCCCTGTAGCTGGCGCTCTGCGCGGAGCTATGGCTCGCCTTGTACTTGGCATCTGCTATCTCTGCGACTGTGTGTGGGTAGACGTTCTTGAGTATAACTGCGGTTATGTCTTTGAGGTTCTTACGGTTTGTCCATAGCCCACGCTCACGCGCTGCAACGAGACGGTGGTTCTTAACTGCATACACATGCCCGTTGCCTTTGAACTCCTTGTCTATGCTGGCCAGCTTCTCCCCGTTGTCGTAGATGTCGAAGGATGAGTGAAGTATGTCGTTTACCTCACCGCTGTGGTTAACAGTGCCGTAACCAGAAGCCTCGAACTCCCAGTTTGGACGCTTGACTTGCAGTGCCTCGATTAGCTGCGCCATGAACGGATGCACCTTGGACCGCTCAGCGCGCCTTAGTGAGTCTGCGTCGTCGTAGCTTGGCCAGTATGTATTGTGCACGTCTAGCGGGTAATTCACTTTCTGCTGTGTCATTGTAATGCTCCTTCTTACCAGTCAAATTGTCCAAGCACCGAGTCTACCTGCGTCTTGAGGTCGCTACGTGCTATCTCGTCCTTGCGTATGTTATCGACGTCTACGCCACGAATGGCCTTCTCCAGTGCTTGCCTAGCTGACTCTAGCTCCGGGTCTTTAGTTATGTTCAGGTGCGTCAGTAGCTGACACATCTCTTGGGCGTTGGTTACGAACGTAGACCGGAACTGCTTGGTCTCTTCACCCTCTGGCTCGGTCAGCTTCTCGCTCATGGTCAGCAGTGTCGAGTGCAGCTTGTTCCATGTGGTCTTCATCGCGTCACCCACACGGTCAGTGTATGCCGCCTCGTATTGGCTACGCAGATGGGCCAGCTCGTCGCTCGCTACGTCGATACGGAAGTCACCCACCTCTGGCACAGGGCTGAACACCAGACGGAACGCGAACTTGGACTCCACATCATCCGCGCTTGGGTAGTCACCTGCATTGAATAGGTCACCAAGGTTATGCCGTGCAGCCTCAACTAGATTGGGATACTCAGCTACGAACTTAGTCACCTTCGAGTTAAAGTAGCTCGCTCGTGCGTCAGCTTCGCGCTTATACTCTAGAAACATAGACGTAGGCAGTAGCCTCACGCCCTTGTCAGACCAAGGCAGTGTGCGTCCGTTGTGCCACGTGCGACACAGCGCAGCGTAGTCAGCTATGTCCTTACGCAAGCTAGTGCCAGCCATAAGGTTCTTCCTGAACTTACCAGCGTCAGCCACAGCGTGTGCGTCTAGCGTCGCCTTGTCGGTTGCCTTGCGGTCGATGATTGCTGCTGTCCATACGGAGATGTTCATCTCCACCAGCATTGATGAACTTGAGATACTCATTGGTTTGCTCCTTAGTCGATATGTATTGTCTTGCCTGTTGATGCGGTCATCCGCCCACCACCTGTAATTACCCACAGTATCGGTGCGCCGTTCCAGTCCGAACCCCAGTTAGGCACGTAGCCATCTGTGAACATGATGATGCAGTCAGCCTTGATATCGTGCTGCTTGAGATATGCCTCCATAGCGTCGGGGTTTGTACCCCCACCACCCATGGGCTTGGTAGACGTGCGGAACGAACCGCGTGTCGAGTCGTCGTATATCTCATGCGCAGCTACCGTGTGGTCCCAATAGATGATGTGCAGCTTGTCAGGCGTAACCACGGATAAGATAGCGTCAGTCTCCGACAGGTTCCGTGCGTGGTCCTCGTTGGTGATTGAACCAGACGTGTCGCAGCCAATGATGATGTTGCCCACACGCTCGCCCGTAAGGCTCGGCATGATGATGTCCGATGATAGAAACCTCCGGCTAGGCTTGCGCCATGATGAGTAGTCACGCCCAGCGCACGTGGCGTTGACGAACTCACGTAGCTGCTCACGCCAGTCCACCTTGGGCTCGAGGATGTCGGTCAACTCACGCGACATACCGCCCGCACCTTTGCCGTGCATCTTCTGTGCAGCAATCATCCCCTGCCGTATGGCTTGGTCTACCTGCTTAACCAGCTCTTCCTTCTCCTCTTTGGTCAGGTCGTTCGCACCTTCCCAGTCATGCTGGTCGATGCCTTCGCCATCACCACCGCCTCCGCCACCATCGCCTTCTTCCTGCTCCTGCTTGAGCATATCGAAGACCTGCTTGGTGTTCATACCTGCGAACCTGCGGTCGATAAGACCTACGGGCTTGCCATCTTTCTGCGGCATAGACACCACAGTGCGGTTCGGGTCACGGGTGACAATCTCTAGGTTAATGACGTAGTCACAGGCCATGTTGGCTAGCCGTGGGTCTTCATCCCACAGCTTCTTCCACGTAGTCAGGTGGCGATACATCTTGTGGAATGACTCGTGCACCACGACGAAAGCTACCTCCTGTATGGATAGCGCATCGATGAACTCACGCCCATACACCTCATCACGCCCGTTGGTATGCGCAGTTGGCACCGTGTCGCTCACCTGCTTCGTGCCCATCATAAAGATACCGGACATGTCTGCGAACAACGGGTTGCGCATGAGGTCAATCACGACCTTACTTAGTTTACGCTCGGCTGTTAGTGCCATTAGCTTGCTCCTTTAGTCTGTTAGTTGCGTATACGTACGCGGATAGCTCGTCGGGGTGGTCGAAGGCTGAAACGTGCATGACTTTGCCGTTGGACAGATTGACCTGCCATATCGACACAGGCACCACACGTTTCACATCCACGACGTGAAGCTCCTCGGTCACAGGATATCTACGTTAGCCAGTGCCCAGTCACGGAACTTGGTGGACGTGTAGCCAATCTGCTTCTTGTCTGGGTTCTTAGACAGGTTGATTGCAAACACAGCTTGCCACTCGGACGCCATGCGCTCGACATACTCCATGAACGGCGTGATTGTGTTGCGCTCAATCTTGGCAATCGCACCGAAGACCATAACAGCGCATGCGCCGGGGCTATCGGGTAGCTTGGCTTTGGCTGGGTCTTTGATGACTTCATCCCACGTAGGTAGCTGGTCTTGATACTCAACGAAGGCATGCATGTCCCGCGCAGCAGACTCACCGATTGTGCCCACCATGGCTGCGAGTAGCGCGTTGGCCGTGAGCTTATCACGCTGCTTGAGTACGTCGTTAGACGCAAGCTGCAACGACCGGCCTGATACGAAGCTACCCTGCATCCGCTTGGGGTTGAAGATGTATGGGTTACTCTCTTGGTCACCGTCCATGTAGGACGCCATCGCATGGGGGAACTGGTTAACCCACGCCATAACCACAGGGTCGATGTCGTTAGTAACTGCCCATGCCAACCACTCGTCTGCGTCTGGCTTGCGCACCGTAACCGTAGTTACGCGGTTGCGTGTATGTGGCTTGACTGTATCGCCAAGACCTTCGCCTGCCATGTTGCCAGTCATAAGCACGATGGAACCATCGCGCAGCACGTTGTTACCTAGCCGTGGCTTGCGCGACTCCAGTAGGGGGTGGAGCATATTCTGCACAGGCTGCGGTGCCTTAGTGAACTCGTCTAGCATGATAACCACAGGCTTGCCTGATTGTATCTGGAAGACAGCGTTAGCGAAATACTCGGTTATCTGCTTGTCACGATTGATACTCGGCATGGCGATGTCGCCAAGGTCGGCTTGTGCGCAGTCGAAATACGCATAGGCATACGCATCACCGAAGTGCCGCTCCAGTGCGCCCATAATAGAAGACTTGCCAATACCCGGCTCACCTTGAAGGAAGAACCGATTGTTTGGGCAGTTGATGATAAGGCTTGCTGCCTCTGCGAGTGACACAGTTGTGCCGAAGTTTAATGCACTCATGATATGCTCCTTGTTATTGCTTAACTACAGTTAAGACTTTGCTTGGTTGTTGTGGTTGTTACTCTGCGTCCGCTTGTGCGGCTCTTTATTGTCCTACGGTTATACCACAGGTAGCTGCTTAGACCAAACTCACCTGAAATACTGGCCGTAGCGGTCATACACCAGCTTGCCTGCATCTGCCCTGACCTTGGTGAACAGCACGTCACGATACTCCTTATGCACCGTGTGCATCACGGTGAGCTTGGCTTCGTTCAACAGTAACCGCCAGTGACCTGCGCTCAGCCATGTCATAGCCTTGTACCAGTTCTCGGTCTCGCCGCTCTCTATTAAGCTAATGAAGCCTAATTGCCATTCAGGTGTCCATCTGTTTGGCATACCCATCTCCCTACGCTCTTCGACGGTAGCAGTCGGTAGGCGCGGGTTATCTCTGCTCTCCTTGGTCCACGGACTAATATCCGCTTCGTTCACGCTTAGCTTAGCCATGACCTCGACGTAATCCATGAACGGTTTGAACCGTGGCATTATCTCTGCCTTGGCCTTGCGGTTTAGGACATGTCTGTAGACAGGCACGGGGTTGAGGTATGTAGGGACCCTGTTCTCGTGCAGGATGAATGTCGCCTTGCGTGGGCTATTGTAGCGTAGCTGCAGCGGGTAATGCCCGATGACTTCCTCTCCGTCTTGGTATGTAGCTGCAGCCACCCAGTCCTCGCCCGACTTACGCTGGATGTTTAGCCCTGCGATACGCTGTATGCGCTCACGACATGATGCACCTATATTCTGCTCGATAGCCACACGCCCGTCTGGGTAGTAAGCTAGTAGAGCTTTGCCCTTGTCCTTCCAGTATGAGTATCCGATACACACTGCCTTGTCGTCGCGCTTCCAGATGCTAAACCACTTCTGGTCGCGCCTGCCTATCGGCTTGGTTCCGTTTGCATCGCCTCTGATTGGGACGGTTTCTTCCCAACGCTTTAGTGCAGCTGCGTAGCTGTGTAGGCGGGGTAGTGCGTTGTATGTGCTCCAGTTTAACATGGTATCTTCTCCTTTGCTTATATGTGGTGTAACCTACGTGCCTCTTTGAGGCGTTCTGCTAGCACGACCTCTAACTCGGTTAGCTGCGTATGGGTCTTGGTATAGGCGATTAACTCTGCGTCACTCAGCATCCGGTAGTAGTTCCGGTCTTTGGTCAGCTTCTTTGCCTCGGTCATCTCATTTCTCCGTGTATTGCTGGCGGTTCAGCTCGTTGCGTAGGAAGAACTCACGGTAGCCACTGTTACCACGACGCCAGCCGAAATCCGTTATCATCTTGCTAAGCTGCGGTTCGAGTGCGCGTAGCTGGCGGCGCATAGCCTCAACCTCGGTTAAGAGCTTGATAGTAGCTATATCCGCTGCGTTATCTTCGCGGCCCGGCAGCACTGTGCCTATGCCTACTACGTTATTAGTGGAATTTGCGGTTGGTCTTGTTGGTCTTGTTGGTCTTGTTGGTTGCGTTGATGTTATATGTCGTATTGCTATCTGTGTCATAGTCTTCCCTCTCGTTATAATAGTCGTGGTCATGGGCATGCTCTTGTTCGAGGCGCACCACGTCCATCTGGTCTAAGTACTTAGCCATTACAGCCACCTCGCACAGACGCATGAATAACTCACCGTCCAGCTGTGACGCTATCTTAACCAAGTGGAACGTCAGCCACCGCTTAACTGCGGTTAGCATTATTCTTCTCCCTTGGTCTTGGACTCGGCGTCGATGGCCTTTGCAAACACCCGTATCGCTGCCAGCTTGCGCTCGACGTCGTAGATATAGTTGAGTGCTTTCTTAATCAGGCTCTTGTCGTGCTCGTCTACCATGTCGTCGCGCATCTCGCGCAGTGCTTGTTTCTCTTCGAATGTCATGTTGTTTTCCTTGGTGTGAATGATATTTCTGTTGAGCGGTTTACCGCTATTACATAGTCTGCATTGGCGCTCATGCGCATCTCTGTGTCATTGTCCTCCTCTCCTAATCTTACGAACTCCCACGCTACGTTGAACGGCGTGATGTCTGGGTTGTCTTCCTTAACTGGCGTTAAGCCTTGGGCCACTGCAGTTAGGTGCTGGTGGTCTAGCAGTGTGTCGATGTCCTCGAACGCCTTCTCCACCGCTTGCGGGTGCTCGTATGAGTCATACCATTTGACGTCTTGGTATGAGACCAAGATAGCTAGGTTCTCCTCGTCATACTGGATGGTGGCGCACCACTCGTCCTTCGCTTCAGCATGCGGATAGTTTTCGTCAAACCATAACTTGAGCAGTCCGTATGCTGTCTCACTGTCGTTAGGCACGTAGAAGACTATGTCTACCTCTGACCTGTAACCCATGTCACTTCCCCTTGAGTGTGTTGTGTATCGCCCAGATTGCGAAGATGCCTGCGCTCGTGAAGAATATCTCGGCTGCTGCGTGTAGTATGGTGTTCATTGGTCTTGCTCCTTTAGTTTCTCGTATATCTGCGCCATGCTCATACCTTTGAGTTCGTCTGGCACTTCGACATCCACGTCGATGATTTCGTAGCCTCTGGCTTCCAGCTGCGCACGTAGTGCGGTGCCTTTGGCGAATAGTGCTGACTTACTTTTCATCACGCTGCATCCTCCGGCCATTCGTAACCGAACATCGCTATCAGTATGTCGCGCACTTGCTCTCTGTCGTGGCTGTCTCCGTCGAAGGCTATGCGTGTGCGCTTCTTGTGTATCTCGGTCGCTGCCTTCACGTCGGCTAACGTAACGCCCATTGGGTAGAGGCCATACGGTCCGTAGTAGCTAAGCACGTAGGTGTAGAAGTCGGTCATCATGATGTCCTCTTTGGGTTGAGTTGAGCCAGCTCGGTTACGTTAGTAATCAGCATGTAGTTGGACTTGTTGATTGGTGCGGTCGTGAATACGACCTGCCGCGCAGCGGTGTCGCCGCAGTCTAGGCATGTAGTGTAGCCTAGGCGGAACCGTTCAACTGCGAACGGCGTGTAGCAGTCTCTGCATAAGACCTGTGTCATTGTGTTGCTCCTTGCTTAACTCCAGTTAAGCGTTTTGTGTTTGCACTGGTGTGCGGGGTCATCGACGTCCTGCCGATTATTTAAATTAGCATAAAGTCCCTCTTATGTCAAATGAGGGTGGGATTTGGTATTGTAGGACTTTGTGTAATGTTAGAAGTCCCTCATTGGTTTTCTAACAATATGAGGATGGCTGGAGAGGCGCAGAAGTGTGGGAGTTTTTGGGGGTAGTAGTATAGTATAGTTTTAAAGTTATAATGTAGTAGGGAAAATAGAGAGCCCGGCACTTTTTGCCCTTCGCACTGCATAGAAGGGGTCGGACAGATGCGCACTGTCAAAAATCAAAATCCGGCTTCACAACCCAATAACTTTATAACTTTCTACAATAGGGGTGTAAACCATTGAAAAATAAGGAAAACTAAAGTTATTGTTTTAAAGCCGCACCATAACTTTGCATTATTTTGCCTACTTTGCATTTTCTTGTTGACTTTGCCCATTTTGGACGTTAGGTTGAGTTCAACCTAACGGTCGAGGCGCTCACCCAACCAGTTAGCTCAGGCGCTCACCCAACCAGTTAGCCCTTACTATCACCGCAACTATCATGGATAAGTGACTATCATAGGTAGAACACTATCATTGGTGACTATCATCACTTCTATCATAGATTAATTATGACAATCTTCGATTGGCGTTAATTTGTTTGTTTGTCCCCTTCGGGGACAAAGGGCGCGGAAAAATCCGCGCCCCGACGCGGACGCAAAAAAACCCCGCGACCCGAAGGCCGCGAGGCGGAAGGCGGGAGCCGCAGCCCCCGCCAGTTAATCACGCTGCGAAATAGGCAGCAATCTTTTCAGCCAGAGCGCGCAGCTTGTCTTCAACCGCAGTTGATGGAGCAAACCCAGCTTCGTCATTATCGCCTAGCACTTCGTCTAAGCACTTAGTCACAAACTCTAGAGACTCGCCGAACTTGTCGGCATTGACTGGCTTAGACCTGTTACCCTTAGCTTGCATGACACCAGCACCAACAGCCGAAGGATGCAACCTGTTAGCAATGTCGGTGGCAGACGGAACCTTGCCGAATACTGGATGTTGACCGCCAACGCAGTTGACCTTGAGGGCTTGAGCTTGCTCGAATAGCTTGGCATCGTCAGGCACAACAGCCGATTGCAATTCAAGATTAGACTTTACCCGTTCCATAAGCTCGCGCCCTAAATCATTAGGAGCGCCGTTATCGTCAGCCAAATCATACGCGACCGAAGCAGGCACTTGAACCGCAGCAATCTTAACAGTCTTACCCTTGCGCTTGACGTTAGCTTGGACAATTTCAACGGGAACCTCAGCGAACCGAGCCGCAGCAATAGTGAACGCACGTTGAAACGCCATCTTATCAGCCGAGGACATAGCGCCTTCAATACCGAAGTTATCCGCAACCGCCCGATACATAGCGGGAAGATACTTGGAGTCAGCGCCATCGTTGCCGTTCGACTTGTGCTTGAACATATCGCCGAGATTGGAAACGCCGGACACTTCGTTATCACCCGAACCATACGACCAGCGCATTGAGTAGAACCAGTTATCCATGATACCTTGCGAGATGTTAGCAATACCCGCTTGCGCTTGCGCCGTTCCGTCACGATGTTGTTCGATACCGGAAGCAATAAGAGATACATTAGTCATAAAGTGTTTATTCCATTCGTTTAAGTGTATCTGGCAGGACTTCCCCGCCAGTGATTTATATATAGACCAGATAGACGCTTAGACCAAATCGACTTAGCGAATTAAAACGGGAGAGCTTAACCACAGTTAAGACATGGCAGAGCCTAACGCCAGTTAAGGCATAGCGCGAGGCAAGCGCAGCCTAGAAAATAAAATCGGTCTGCTTCGCAGACATTTGTTAGGGTTAAGTATTAGTGAAGTGGAGTGTAGATTAACAGGGGGAGGGTGTGACGGATTGACTATACTGTTACCCTACCTACCCCCGACCCCCCAACGGTGGCATGTTGTTACCCCACCACTACATACATACTATTTTGCATATTCGACGACGCACTTTTGAAAACCAGAACACCCCCCGGCCCTCTTTTCAAATCAAGCACCCCCACCCCCCTATTTTTCCAG